TTCATTAGCACATGAGGCTAAAGAATTAGTTAAGCAAATGGCTCATGCAGGTATTCAGAATCAGATGATTAACATGTCTGATATTATTAAGATTGTTAAATCTGATGGTTTACAAGAAGCTGAAGATTTCCTTAAAGTTGCAGAAGATACTAAGAGGAAACAGACTAATGAACACCAGGAGAAAATACAACAAATGCAAGCAGAGCAACAAGAGAAAGCAATTGCTGCTCAGAAAGAAAAAGATATGTTTGATAGAGAAACACAAATTATATTGGCAGATAAAAAAGCTGCTTCTGATTTGCATAGACAAACTATTATGTCAATGGGTTTCAATGAAGATAAAGATGTAGATAGAGATGGTAAACCTGATATTTTAGAAGTTGCACAACATGGGCTAGATGCTGAGATGTTAGTCAGGAAACAAAATCTTGATGAAAGCAAGTTTCAACATCAGAAGAAAATAGATGAAGAAAAAATAAAGTTAAATAAAGAGAAAATAAAGAATGATAAGAAGAAGAAAGATAGCAAATAGTATTTAAAGCTATTTCTGTTTTCTAATAAAAAGTTAAGAACCAAACTTAAATATTTTAAATAATTAAACTTAAATTTGTATCATGGCAGAGAATAATGAAAAACTGGAAAATTTTTCTTGGGATACTTGGGATGAAGCTTCTTTAGGAGAAGTCAAACAAGAAGCTGAAAAGCAACCTGAAAAAGAAGAAGAAATTGTTCAACCTAAAAAAGAAGAAGTTGAAGCTAAAAAAGAAGTTGAAGAAGAAGTTGAAGAAAAAGAAATAGATTTTGACAATATAGATTTTGTAGAAGAAAGCGAAGATAACAAAGAAAGTTCTGCAGATTCTTCTTTAATATCTCAACTTAAAGACAATGGTATTTTTGCTGCTCTTGAAGATGAAGAGTTTGCAGGTGGTTTATCTGATGAGGATTTGCCTGATATGATTGATAAAGAAGTTGATGCCAGAGTTGAAGAAACTATGGAAAGTTTTTTTGATGAAATGGATGAAGATGCAATTGCTTTTCTTAAATTTAAAAAAAATGGAGGAAAAACTTCTGACTTTTTAAATGCTTATAATAAATTCAATAGTACTCCTTCAGGAGATCTTGATGATGAAAGTTATCAGGAAAGTGTTGTAAAACATGGAATGAAGCTTGAAGGTTATGATGATGAAGATATTGAAGATAAAATAGAATGGCTTAAAGAAGGTGCTAAATTAAAAAGGCATGCTCAGAAATATGAATCTAAAATTGAAAATGCCAAGTCTATAGAAAAAGAAAAAATAGTTAAGCAACAAAAATTGCAAGCACAAGAGCAAGCTAAACAAAGAGAAAGACTTTCTCAGGAGTTAAAAGACAAATTAGAAGATACTGATACAATTGGTCAATTTACATTTAGCAAAAAAGATAAAAAACATTTGCATTCATATATGACAAGAGCTAATGTAAAAGTAGGTAAAGATACATATATGACCCAAATGCAAACAGATTTGCAAAATGTATTTCAAGATCCTGAGAAAATCTTAATTATTGCCAAGTTATTACGTAATGATTTTGATGTGTCAGATGTTATTAGAGATACAGAAACAAAAGTGACAAGAAAAACTAAAGATAAAATTGAAAGGAAGTCCACTAAAATGAAGAGTTCTAACTCCTCAACAGGAAGAAGAAAGAAAGCTCTTTTTGAATATTTTGATGATTAAATAACAAAAAACGATGGCAAGAGTTAAAAATAAATTAGTTACAAAACAGATGGCATGGCATGCTAATATGACTGAGTTGAACCACTTAGGTGCATCTCTTCATGCAAGACCTACCCAATTTGAAGGTAAGATGGCACAGCTATTTTCTTCAAAGCAATATTTTTCTGATAATTCATTAACTTCTTCTCTTATTGCTTCAGGCAGAGAAAGAGAAATTACAAGTAATGAATGGGAATGGGGATTGAAAACTGCTTCTACAAAACCTTTGGTTGTATTAGAAAATGTACTAAGTACTGCTATTACAAACCCTGGACAAGGAAGAACTAACTTTAAAATTAAGTTATCTGAAAATTGGTTTGTAGCAGGTGATATTATACATCCGGGTACTTCTAATAAGAAGTTTCAGTGTAGAATCCAAGAACAACCACAAAGACATGGTAATGGTTGGGTTTATACTGTCAGATTGATGGATGATAATGTAGCTGCTTCTTTACCACTTATTTATCTAAGACCAGGTACTCAATGGGCAAAGTTATTCTCTATGTATGAAGAAGCTTCTGAGCAATCAGGTAGTACTCAGTATGCATTGCCTATTACTTTGAAAAACAGACATTCACGATTTAGAAAAAAATATCGTGTTACAGGAGATGCTGGTACAGAAGTATTAGCAGTAGCTATTCCTGATTCAAAAGGTGCTATGCACAAATCTTGGATCAAGTATGCTGAAGTAGAATATTGGCAACAATGGTACAGAGAATTAGAAAGAGGATTTTGGTATTCTCGTAGTACTGATACTGTACTTGGTGCTAATGGCAGACCTCTTTATAATGGCCCTGGTATTCAGGAGCAATTAGAAGATTCACACAGAGAAGCTTATTCGCATTTAACTGCTGAATTGATTGAAGAATATCTTATGGATATTTTTTATTCAAGAGTTAAGCCTGGTTCTCAAAGACATATTAAAGCCTTTACAGGTGAGTATGGTATGTTGTTGTTCCACAGAGCAGTTAATGATTGGATGCAAAGAAGTGGTTTCATTAAGATTGTTGATCAGTTTTCTGTTAAACAAACTAAATCTGAATACCATGACAATGCTTGGTCTGCAGGTTATCAGTTTACTAAATATCAAATGGCTAATGGTTCTACTTTGGAACTTGTTCACTTGCCATTGTATGATGATCGTGAAATCAACTTTGAAATTGACCCACTTACAGGATATCCAACTGAATCAATGAGATTTACATTCCTTGATTTTTCAGGGCAAGGTAAAGATTCAAACATTGTTAAGGTTAAGAAAAAAGGTGGTATGTCACTAATTTATGTTGGTGGTATGGCTTCTCCTTTTGGTCCTGTTACAGGTAACAGCCTTGCTTCACACGCAGGTGATTACTATGAGATGCATGTTAAAGATCAGTGTGGTATTCACATTGAAGATGTATCAAGATGTGGTGAACTAATACTAAAAAGAAACTAAATTTGTTTTTTTTGTGGTGAATAATAAGAGGAAGGAAATACCTTCCTCTTTTATAAAATAAAAATGTAAAAATGGAAAGCGGAAAAAAAGCACTGGTTGAGATAAGACCAATTGAAATAAACAAATGGCATGGTATGACAGGTAAAGAATCTTTTGCCCAACCAATTACTATAAGAGTATTGTATGACCATGCTACTGGAGCTTATGCTACAGGTTTGACAGAAGAACAAGAAGAAGAATATAGTAAGAAATTAGGAGTAAGTTTAGATAGAACTTTTAATCCTCAAAAAGCACATCCTTATTGGGATAGTAGTGCTTCTAAGATTAAATTACCTAACTATCCTATATTTTTAGATCCTACAATTCCTTTGGAATTTGTAAGAATTCAAAATCTAAAATCTTCTAATTTGGTAGCAAATTCAATGAAGGAATATCATGAAAATAAATATCCTGAAGCTACTCATGTAATATATGATGAGGTAGAACAAATTGAAATTAAAGCTACAAAAGTTCAGTTAAAGAAACAATGTTATAAGTTAGCACAAGATTTGTCAACTGATAAAATTGTAAATATATTAACTGTTACAAATGAGAAAACTGTAAGAGGAAGAAGTAGAGATTTCTTAGATGTACAGTTAGATGAGTTAATTGAAACAAATGCTAAATTATTTTTAAGATATGCTAAAATGGATGCTCAGGAAATGTATATCCGGGCATCGTTGTTAGAAGCACTTCATAAAAATATTTTAACAAAAGAGGGAGCTAGTATTTACTACATGGGAGATAAGATTGCAAACACTTATGAAGATGCAGTAATTTATTTTGTAGACCCTCAAAATCAAACACTAAAAGTATCTATACTTGAGAAGTTAACAGATAGCTAATGAGTATAAAAAGAATGCATTATGATCTTAAGGTAAAACTTAATAAAGTTGATTCTCAACAATATAGGAATTTGTTAATTCCTGAAATTGATTGGGCATTAAATGAGGCGCAGAATATATTTATCAAGAATATTGCAGAGCCAAGAAAAATGCAGCAGATGTTTGATTTTGGTTTTGAAAAGAACCAAAGGAACACAGATGATATAAGAACCATTGTAAAAGACAATGTAAAACAAATGGCAATCAAATTAGATGATTTAAAATATAAAGTTGAATTGCCTGAAGATTATATGTATCTTGTATCGTGTAAAGCTACAGTATCTAAAAACAATTGTTTTAATATTAAAGCTGAATGTGTTTTCAGACAACATGATGATAGTTTTGAGTTTTCTCCTTTTGATAAATCATCTTTTGAATGGAGAGAAATTAATATAAGATTTTATGATGGAGGTATAAAAGCTTTTTCAGATGGAACTTTTGTAATAAATTCATTACATTTAGACTATATAAAGAAGCCTACTTACATGCATAATGCTGAAGATTTTGGAACTAGTTCTCAATACATACTCCCTGATGGGGTGACACTAACAGGCTTTCAAGACTGTGAACTTCCCTTTCAAACCCATACAGAGATTGTAGATATTGCTGCATTAGTTCTGACTGGTCAACTGCAATATAGTGACTATAATATTAAACGTGAGAAATTAAATTTAATTAATTAATTAAATCTTGATAAAAGATGGCTAAAAATAATGATGTATATACAATTATACCTTTCCAAAATGATAATGACTTGATGGATGCAGGTTTTCCTAAATCAGCATTAACAGTAGGACAAGTAGGTATTTTTGATTACGACACAGGATTATCTATTGATGCTGCAGGTGCAGGGTCAGTTAGAAAATTTTTCATAGCTATGGCTGTGGATACAACAGGGGGTTCAGTTGTTAATGATTATGTAGAATCAGCAGGTACTCATATCCAAAAAGGATTAGTATCTTCTTATAATGTAAGATGTTATACTCCAGGACAATCTCAGATTATTGATGTTCAAAACTTTACTGCTGCTTGTGATACACAGTATGCTTTGAAAGTAGAACTGAATAATGATCAAAAATACATGAACTATGGATATAATCAACTTACTAAAACATTTGTTGTAAAGACAAGTTGTTGTGAAGGTTGTGAAGGTTGCCCATCAGGTGATTGTGCTGAATTAGCATCTTTGTTAATTGCAGAAATCAATGCAGATGAAGATGCTCTTATAGTAGCAAGTGCTGTTGCTAACATTGGTAGTATTCAATTTGTAGCAGGTGCTCCTACAGTAGCAGGAGATTTTACAGTACAAGTTGGAACTGATCTTCCAGTAACTGTAACTGTTGCGGGTGCAGATACAGCAGTAGATATTGCTGCCAAAGCTGCTGCTGCACTTACTGCAAATTCTAAGTATACTGCAACAAGTGATGGTGTAGATACAGTTTCTATTGTATTAACAGATGGTGCTGCTGTTACTGTTGCTCAAGCAATTACTTTTGTAGCAGGTACTACAGGAGTTACTGCACCTGGAATAGTACCTGTTATTTCAACTGCAATTGCTGATGTTGCTGCATTTGCAGTAGCTAATCCAGGAGCTCGTCCTTCATTGAGACTTACTTCTGTAACTGAAGCTATTAAGCAGTATTGTGATGTTAATACTATGTATTACCATGTTAGAAACACTACTCTTACAGTTTCTTTTGCTCAGGCAAATACTACTTCTTTAGGATTTGATTGTAATGGAACAATTGTTACTGTTCAAGATAATGTAATATCTGAAGGAATGGGGTATGACATGGCAAACATTGAATACAAAGCAGGTGGCTTTACAGGAAAACCAAGTGTTTACAGAACTGGTACTATGTTAGGTGTTGCTTTTCAAGGTTTTTCAAGTCTTGTTGACAAAGCAGGAATATATAACAAAATTGATATCACTTATGATCTTGAATCTAATTCAGGGTGGTTGGATTATAAAAATAATCTGAATACATCAATTATTATTCCTTGTGGCAATGATGCTGCAGCTGCTGATTTTGCTGATGTAATGGATGCTTTACTTACAGATTTTGATCCTAAAGCAGATGATTTAGTAGCTTGTGACTGTAACTTAAACCTTACTGAAGATAAATCAGGAGCTGAAGATGGTCTAGGATAGATTGTTTTAATTTCGCTATATATCACAAAGGCTTTGTCTTATCTCAAGGCAAAGCCTTTTTTAAGTTAAAATTATTATAATATAATATGGCACTAACAATATCTCAGAATTCAGATTGTTCTCTTATTTTAGTAACTTCAGAGTTATTAGATACTGCTTTTGGTGGTAGTCCTGATCCTTATACAGATATTAAAATAACAATATATCGTAATTGTTGTGATTGTGATGGTTATGATGTTGATATAACAAGGGATGCTCCTGCTGCTTTTCCAACTTCTGAAACAGATGTTTATCTATTTAATGGAACTTCTATGGAGTTAAATCCGAAGATAATAGATGCATCTGCAACAACCTGGACAGATGGAGTATATAAAATTATAGTTACATTGACTAATATTGATGGTACTGTTGTAGTATCTGAAAGTAATTGTTTCTTTTTAGACTGTGCTACATCTTGTCAGGTTGCTAAACATATAAAGAGTTTGTTGAAAACAGAAACTGATACCGATGTTCATCTTTTACATTTTGGATTAACAAATGGAAGCAATTGTAACTGTAATTGTGATGAAATGTGTTATCTTTATAGAAAGCTGTATGAATTGCTAAATAATACAGAAGCTTGTTTATGTTGTAAATAATATTAACAATGTCAAATTTAAATTTCCTAAATACTGATAATTGTAATGATGTAGGGGTGGACACTCCTACACAGGATTTGACTTTTGTTGATTATATTCTAAAAAACAAAGTTAAAGATTTTACTAATGTAAGAAAATACACAGTAACATATTCTATAAATTGCAAGGATGAATTATCAGTAGATGTTCCTCCAAATTACCAGTTTAAAATAGTACCTGTTACTTGTACTAATAATAGTAATTTAAATTCTTATACAATAAGATTAGAAGGTATACATGGGGATTTAGTAAATCAAATATTATATTCTACTGCACCTCCATTGCCAGGTATAAGTATAGGTTGGACAAATACAAATGGTGTTATAACAATAACTCTTGTATATAATGATTCTTTAGATCCATTGCCTGATTGTCAATTCACAGTTATTCATGTTGATGGTTTTGAATATGTTATAACATTTACTTTAAATCAAAGTCCTCCTGCTACTTGTAGTTGGGATGGTACTGTAGCAGGATTTAATGTTACTTATAGTCTACCTTCTAATATTGATCAACCTTTATATGGTGCTACATTTGCTACTACAGGAACATTAGGAATGGTAGCTGATGGTGGTGTTTTAACTGGAACATGGGTATCATCAGGTGGTTTTGGAGAAACTATAAAAATAACAGCAGATAACGCAGGAGTGGATGGCAATAGTGTATCATTAGCAGCAGGAGATGGTGTTAGTTTATTAAGTGCTATAATTTCTAACTGGAATGCTGCTAATCCTACAAATACAGTTTCATTAATAGAGACAAATGGTACAGGTTACAAACCAGGAGCAGGTGAAATACTTACATTAAGTGGAGGTCTTGCACCAACTATACCTGATAACTTACAATTAAGTTTAAATACATTGTATAATTTACCTGTATTATATCCTGCTTTATATGGAATAAAAATATGTGAAACTACAATTATACCTTCAGGCAAAACACAAGGTCCTAATTCTTCTTTTTTGTTTGCACCTATTCCTGAAGGAACTGATATTTGTCTTGAAAATAATCAATTTATAGATTGCCAAACTGCTGAATGTGTAGATTCTGATTTATGTGATTCTACTGAAGATATTTGTAATCTTACATTACAGGTTAAAAAACAATATCAATCTATAATTTATGGAATAGATTGTTGTGGAGAAGCTAAACAAAAAATATTAAAACATTATATTAGGATAGTATGTCCTGATGAATTAAATTGTTAACAATGAATGATAAATTCTATAGAAATAAAATAGATTGTATTGAGAAAAAACTTTGTGCTATTGTTGATAATACAGCTTCTTCATCTGCACAAAGCAACTTGCAAATACTTGAAACTCAAGCTAATGATTTGGTTACTACTTTTACTTGGCTTGATGGTGGAGCATCAGATCAAAGACCTGATACTATAACATATAGTTCTTCGCAATTAGGACTTACTGTTATTAAAACTTTTACTTATAATGGTGGCGCAGGTACTTACCATGTGGCTACAATAACTTTATCATAATATGGCTTTAAAATATAATCCTTTATTAGAAGATAATTTCCAAGAGCTTAATCCTGCGGGTCCAGGAGGTGGTGTAAGTTTAGGGTCTAACTGCTGATACAATTACAGGAGCAGGAACTACCCATAGTATAAATTTAAATGGACCTTTTGGAGGATGGTCAATTTCTTCAGATGATACAGCTTATGGAGAATCTTGGATATATGGTGATGCAACAATAGCACAAATTGGTTGGGGAAATTTTGGTATATTAAGTGCATACTCCACAGGAATAGATATACAAAGTAATCAAAGTGGTGATAAATCAGGGGTTGTTATTAATGGAGATAGAGTTGTAGCATCAGATAATGTAGATTTATTACTTAATAATACATTTAAAATACAAGATAATAGTGTTACTGATGCTGGATTTATTTCAGAAACTAATAAAGCTATTGGTATAGGAACAGGTGCAATAGGAGTAGGTCTTAATTCTTCCATTGGTACAGGATTGGACAATGTTGTTATTGTTTCTGGAATAGGTATAACTGCTAAGACAGCAGGTACTCTTTATACTAATCAAATAAGTTTACAGCCAAGTGGCAATACATTTGATGGTATGTTAGCTCCATCAGCAATAACAGCAGACCAGACTTGGACAATGCCTGATAAATCAGGAACTGTTGCTATGTTATCTGATATTACAGGAGGAGGAGGGTATATACAAACAGGGCAAACAACAGATGCTACTCCACTTTTATTAAGTAGTTCTTTTGCAATTCCAAACAACAGTGTACAAAGTTTTGTTACAAGAATAACTGCTATTCAATCTGCAACAACAGGTGCAGGTACAGTTGGTGATGTATGGGTTCATGAGTTTAGAGGAGCTGTAAAAAATATAAGTGGAGTTTCTTCTAATGTAGATACACCTATAGAAGAATCTTTAGCTGAAGATGTTGGTGCTAATTGGATAGCACAAGTTCAAGCTGATTTTTTAACAAATCAGTTTCATATTACAGTATGGGGTCAACCCTCTAAAACTATAAAATGGAAATCTGAAACTGTGTTTAGCGAAGTATTGATATGATAATTAAAGAACTTGTACATATACGTGAATTAAATATACTAAGGACAATACCTTGTCGTAGTATGCAATTTGATGGTGCTACTTCATATATAGAGGCCACAGGAAGTTCTGTTTTTGATTTTGATATAGGTGATTCATTTTCTTTTACTTTTTGGCATAAAAACTATACAGGTGTTTTTAAACCTTTGGCTTCTAAATTAGGCGGCGGTAAAGGGTACCGGTTTTTAAGGGACTTAGGTGGTCAATTATTAGTACAATTTTTGAACAGTAGCAGTCAATATATTTATGTTAGAGCAACAGCAGTGACTCCTGGGGGTTGGGCGCATTATGGTATTACTTATAATGGCAATGGAGATGCAAGTGGGATAAAAATATATTATAATGGTGTACAACAAGGTACAACAATATTACAAAATAATTTCCCAGGGGCAGGCACAATGTTAACCGCTCAAAACTTTTTAATTGGGGCGCAATTACCTACTTTGTTTGTTGGTGGCAATCATGGCCAAATGAGGACTTGGGATGTAGAGCTTACATCGGCAGAGATAATGACAGAATATAACTTTGCATTAATAGGTACAACGTGGGTGCAAGGTGCTAATTTAGTAGCTGCTCCTGATATAGCAACATCAACATATAATGGGGCTACTTGGGATTTTCCTGATTTAACAAGCAATTCTGTATTTACATCAGCAGGGTTACAACGTGTTGATAAAGTAGATGATTGTCCATAAAAAAAAAGAGCATGTTACACGATAATAGCAGATATTTTACACCAAGTACAACTAATCCTCTTCTTCCAGAGATAGCAGAGGTAGTGTTTGGTGATCTTTATGTACATCTTAGTTTAGATAACACTAAATTAGTATGCAAATTGCCTGAGGGAGATACAGTGAATCACCCTTGTTTAGTAGGAGTTCCTGAGTTTACTCATGAAGAAATAACAGAATTATTAGCTACTCCAGAGTGGCAACCGCAAACAATA